ATCTGCACAATATCTCCGGTGTAGGACAGTACGCCCGATCCGTTGGTCTGAAGCAGATGTGTGTTCGTTCCGTTTGATGCCGGAAGCTGGAATGTTACGTCACCACTATACGAAGAGTGTGGTGGCGATTTAACAGTAACTTTGTGTGCGTTACTGCTTTCACAATAAAAATCGATAGCCGCAACAGCGCCGCTACCGGAACGAATTTCAACTTTTGCATCCTTGATAGTCGTGCCTGCACTGGAGCCATCGCCCCCTGCATTCATTTGCCCGACTTGAAAAGTTCCCGAATCTTGCAATTTAGCGGGAGTGACAGCGTCGTCAGCAAGTTTTGCCGTAGTGACGTTTGCGTCAGCTATTCCAGCGGTAGCAATCTGCGGCCCCTCTCCTGTCGTGCCATCGTGTGAATGTCCGGACGAACCATTAAATGCAGACTGAATGGCGTCAAACTCGCCATCAAAATCGGATGCGTTGATTACGTTTCCGTCTGCGATATTGTTGCCGGTATCGTTTCTGGTGTAACCTGTACCCATAAGTTATCTCCTTCCGTAGGTCGCATACTCCAGAGTTGCAGCGTCTACGGTAAAAACTGCATCTGTCGTGGTTCCTGTTGTTTCGTATACGAGAGAAACCGAATTACCGGAACCAACAGTCTGTACGTCAAATACAGTCTTCGGCTTGCTCCCGAAAGTTGATGTTCCGAATGTCCCGGAACCGTAAGTTATAATCGTGCCAGCCTCATTAGAAAGCGTAGTGCCTTCGGGCTGCACGGAATCGGGTTGATCAAAGTCGTACTTCAGAGAAAACTTGAGGTCTAGAACCCCGTTGACATCTACGTATGTAATTCCCTTGTATACTGTTTTACGAACATTCGGATCATTCAGAGGCACAAACGGGGTAGCGAATGTTGCTACAATATTCGTGCCATCTAGGGTGTTCCCCTGTTCCATCTTATAAACGTATCCGTCACTTCCCCCGAAGTATATCTCTTCAGTAGACCCCGTGTATTCCGAGGTGACGCAAAAAACCTTGAAGCCTCTTAGTTCGTTGAAAGCTACGGCACCCTCTAACTGTGTGGCTGCTATAGCACGAGAAGCATCATTGGTGGATGCAGAACGAAATCCAAAAATCCTGTATTGACTTTTCTCCCGAATAACTGTACTAGCAAAACTGGTGCTGTTAGCTACAAGATCAAGTATTTCTGCCTGTATGGTCTTAGATACTGCAGCGAGACTAACATCTCCGATTTTATCTGTAGCAGAAAATAAGCGCAGGCCATCCGGGCCTAAGAATATAATGTCACCGCCAATTTCCTGTGCAGTGTCTTCTGCTACTGCACCTAAGTCTCTAGACACAGGGGCAAGTTGAAAGTCCGCTTGACTTGATCCTGCGATCCTGTGTATGGTCGTCTCGCCGAAGATAATGAGTTGATCCCTAAAAACAATAAGATCAGTCACATTATCTGCTACGTTTATTATACCACCGCCGCTTGCCGCTGTAAAGTCGTCATCCTCGTAAGGTGCAGAAAAAACCACATTTTCACCGCTAGCTAGGAAGATATGATTTTTGAAGTTTACGGCATGAGTAGCACCGGACGTATCGGAAGGAAGACTAGATAGCTGTGCAAAGGCTGATCCAGTAAACCTAAACGGCTTGCCAGTGCCATCGACTACAAGCAGCTTCTCCGTACCGTCAAAGTTGTATTTGAGAAAACGTATTCGACCCGTGCCACCTAGGCTTGTGCCTGCACTACTGAAAGAGGCGTTGTCTGTAATCTGCGTCCATCCGCTTCCTGTAGAGCGATAAAGATCATCCCCTCTCGCAGCATACACGTGATTACCGTATTTAATTACGCCGCGAACATTTCCGCTGTTAGACAGTGCGTTGCTGTCAAACTTTTCGTAACCTTCTATTCTTCTGTAGCCACCAAAAACAGACGGCTCGTAATTAACTAAAACGCGCGCTGATCCGGGAGCCTGCACTCCTTGCTGGTAAGGGGACAGATTACTAATAAGCCCCCCTCTAAATTCAAAGGGGAATGTTTGCCAACGATCAGCCATTATATAGCCCGTGCGTAAATATTTTCATTAACAAGCAGTGTACGCATCTGCTTGATGCCATCATCAAACTTTTTAAGAGCAAGAGACGCAGACTCTATATTGTCTCTAAACATGTATGCGTGATACATAGCACCGTCTACAATGACGTGCTTAAATCTGAAGGGGATAGTGGGAACATCATCATGCAGTTCCAAGTCTGCAGGAAACATAAAAAACTCATACTCTACTGTGTATGCTGCATCCGGCATGGGAGCAATGATAAGATCACCATCCTGTGAGCGAACAGCGTATTCCGGTGCAGAACCTTTTGTAGTGTCCGTCTCATATTCTTGATCAATGAACCGCTCTAAGTATTCAGTGTAACTTAACACTCCCAGCTTACGTGCTTCTCCTATGCCTAGTGTAGCATTACGTTGAACACGCACTGTGTCAAAGTCTGCATACTTTGCTTCATCGGGGAGTGGATAACGTAATTCGCCTGCAGTCAGTGTAAGCTCGTCCGTATTATGATTGAATTGCCAGTTAAAATGCTTCTGATTGACATCGCGAACAGCAGCGTTGATGCTGTCTTTTATCTGCGAATAGAATCCCGTCGAAGTAGAAAAATTAGTAGATGTCAATTCTGTTTCGTTCAATCGACGGCATACCTCATTGACAAGTCCCAAGTAATCGTAAGCCATTATCTACTCTCTATAACCCGCAGTCGAATCTCTTGTTCTAACTGCGTTTGATCACTAGCTGTAACAGCACAAGTGATTTTGTAAGTTGTAAAAGCAGTGCCGCTACCCAGCACAATGGTGGCGACAGTTGTGGTATTCGTAGCACTGATGCGTTGTAAGCCATTGACAATCTCTGCGTCAGTCCACGTTTCTAGATTGCCATCAGCGTCTCGCACCTTCCACGTAACAGACGAGATAGTATTTGTGCCGAGAGCGTTAGACCAATCGATGGAGTAGTCTAGCTGTTCGTCGGGGTCTTTATCGGGCCATTTTAAAGCCATTATGCCGCCTTCCTTCTTTGTGCGGTAGTCTCACTCGGGATTATTTTGAGCGTTCTCTGCCTGCTATAATTGGACGCAGTGAATGCAGTTACCACACCGCTACTGCTTATGGTGCCGAGAGCGGATGTACCGACAACACTTGCCAGTTTTTCTACAACGTGAACTACAACATCACCGCCCACGCTGCCGGTAGCGAACACACTCGGAATCGGGTTCTCGGCAAGGTCTTCTGTTATTTGCGGCTCTACAGTGCCTATCTGACCTGTGCCAGCCACGCCGCTGATATCAACAGGCGTGATGGTAAAGCCAACAACTGCAGCTACTGCACCTGTGCCCTGTACACCGTCAACGATAAACGGAATGGTTATTACAGAACCAATGCTGCCTGTCGCTGATACGCCAGTTACATTGTTACCTGTACCGACACTGACCGATCCAATTCCGCCAGTAGCCACCAACGAAGGTATTTGAAGCTGCGACGTGACTTGACCATATATGGCCGTGCCGTAAACACCTGTGCCATAGATAGCATCGTTAATACCGAAGAACGCAGTGGCGGATACAGTGCCGATAGAGCCGGTTGCGGATACACTATCTACCTGTTTTCCTGCGGAGACGACCAGTGAACCGGATACCGCTCCTGTTCCTGCCACAGACCCCAATACTTCTACTGTGTCGTTAGCAAAGGTTGCAGCCCCAATCGCGCCCGTCGCGCTGACACCGCCAACAATACCAATAGAAATCCCTGCGTCAACGGTGGCTACGGCACCCGTGGCACTAACACTTGCAGGGACTACAATTGGTGTGGTACGACCGTACGAAGCCGAGCCATACGCACCGGAGCCATAGATAGCGTCGTTAGTGCCGAAAAAGGACATAGTCTATCCTTTACGCGATACGAATAACAGAAGTAGATGCGCCGGGAGCCGGGAATTGAATTGTTAGATCACCCGCAGTTGCCTGCACGTTACCGCCAAAGTCGATAACACAGATTGCTTTGTTAGATGCAGAAGAGTTATAGATGATGCAGCCAGCGGCAGTAGTGGTCACGTTGCTAAATACTTCGTCAGCAAAGTCTACGTGTGCGGTGGTGCCATTGACAGCGATAGTAGCACTGTCAAGATTCTGTCCGCCAGCACTGTAGTTAGTGCCACTAGCTTCGTCAGAGTTACCAGTTACGTCAGAGTAATTAGTGGTTGCTGCACCATATGTTCCGCTCATGCCATTCTTAATAAGAGCCAGCTTGATTGTGTGAGTGTCGAGATCGTGTACACCGCCCAAAAGTTCGCTCTTAAACGAAGTACACATTGCAGTTGTGATTGCCATTTGGATTCTCCCTGTCAGGCAGTTTTAACGATTAGGATCGTAGTATTCCTCTACGGATATCGTCGTTAGTAGCGTATTTGCGGTGGTCGCCGTTACGTAAACGATATTCCCCGCTTGAAGATACAGAGGTGCATTGTCGTTAATTAATGCCTCTGAAGAGTTGG